CCGATACGTCCCCTCTGTTCCAAAGAGCGTCTTGTCCTGACGTCTTGCCCGTCGGCCTGGGCGCTTCAGCTTCTTGCGGCCTCTGTGGGCGGTCAGGCGCATGCCCGCGAACGTGAACTCCTTTGGCACCTTGCTCGCGAATGTGGGACGCGCTGGCCCTCCGGTGACTGGGACAGCTAGATAGGATGCGCCGGGTGTGAACGGTTCACGCAGACCACCATGCTCGAAGTGCGGCAGCAGAAGCCGTCGGTCGATGCTCCCCCTCCCAGGGGGGGCACTGATCTGGATGTCGGCATAGGGGCGCACCGCCCTAACGCTCGCAAAGGGGCGAATCCTTGCCGCCGCCCCGCCCGGGCGCTCAGGCGTGCCGAAGAGGAACTTGGGTTGCCGGATCTGAAAGCGGCGCCGGATGTGCTCAAACTCGGCTTGTTGGATTCGCTTCGCTGTGTTATTGATCGCGATCACGACGGCGTAGGCGAGACGCCGTTGTCCCTTCTCGAGCTGTAGGATTAGATCCTTCTGCTCTATGTTGACGTTGATTTGCACGCCGTCTGTGCTTCCCTCTGGGGTGAAACCGCAGATTGACGCTGGTGGTAGATGGACTCGAGATTCAGCTGGCCATAGCTCAAATCGACGATCTGGAGGGCTCTCGCTGGGGGAGGGCATGCCCGCCCTGCGATCCAATGATATATGGCGTGTGGCGTAACCCCGAGGTCTCGTGCGAGCTCAAACGTGCCGTAGCTGCAGACCCAGCGCCCAAAGTTCGTATCCCACCCCGATGGTCGGCGTGGATGCATTGGAACAACTTCCTTATTGCGCCTGCTCTTGCAGTATCGATACGAGTTATCTGCTCTGTCAAGGGCTTTTCTACTCAACGCGATCGAAGGACCAATCGAACTTCTGGAAGGAGTTCTCAACGCCATCGGGGTCACTCCCTGCATCCCCGATGATCGAGAAGAGAACGACACGCAGTTCGTTATTCAGGCGCCCGAGCCCACTCTCGGAAATCTCCAACGCCTCAGGGTAGGTGTAGGATGTCCCGGTGAGACCTACCTCCTCATGTACCAGCGTTCCGAGCTCTCCGTAGATCCTCAAGACATAGGACGTTCCCGATTCGAGATCCTCTGTCACGCCGGAATCCCCGTAGTTCCATACCCCTAAGCGATTACGGTGATTCCATGAGACAGTGAGCTCACCCGAGATGCTCTCCGGATAGGAGGCATCATTCATCTCGACGTTGGTCGGACAGTAGGGGAGATCCTCGCGCTGTGTGTAGACGGACGGCCCAGGGTAGAAGGAAAGGAGATGATCGCCGCTTCCCGGAAGATCGTCCACCGCATAACTACTCCGCAACACGAATCGGGCTCGAAGGTTCACACTCCCTGTGCTCGGTCGATCTGTCGAGGCCTGTCCATATCCATATGTCGCGAACCAGACCTTCGCGCCAGAATTGAAGCTCTGTGGCGTCGTATCCAGACATCCGCGGCTCAGTGTGGAAAGCTGAAACTTCCCCCCCTCGATCGCGCTGATCTCCATGAAAGCTACGAACTCACTATCAAAACCGCCTGCCGTTGGACCGGAGATGATGATCAGATTCGCTCCAGAGAGAAACTCATCGTAGATGATCGATTCCACTCGATCGAGATCAATGCCTGGTGTGACGGTAATCGTCTCTGTTAGTGGTCCAATATCCCCATCCAGGTATCCAAGTGGCGTAAGGATGTCGAAGTCTTTTGGAAACCATGTATCTGGATCGGCTTCATCACGCACGTAGATGCGGTGCCCCGTGGCCGGTGAACCGGATCCCCGAGCGACCAAGCTCATTCCACTCGGTAAGCGATGAGGCTCATAGGCATCTCGCACAGCCTCATAGGGCATCGCGTGGAAGTCTTCCTCCATTGGGTCACCCAGCTCCGCATCGACAGGATCCTCCCAGCTCGATGGGGGAGGCGCCGAGTACGCTGTCCATGCAACGGCGAAGATATCCTCCACGATTTCCATTCGTATCTCGCCATCTAGTAGCTTGCCACCAGAGAAGCGATTCACGCGGCAAACCATCCCGCTAATTCCCAATGGTGACCAGCTCAGACGGAACACCGAACCCGGGCGAAGCGCCCATGCCAGGCGATTCACTGTCACCGATCCTTCAGCGAATGGATAGCTCATTGTCATGAGAGAACGTGCCGCAGTCTTCTGTGCCAGTGTGCCATTCGAGATTCCGAGAAAGTCGATCGGCTCGCATGCCAGCTCTCCGCGAGCCTGAATACTCGCCAAGTCCTGAGCTTGTGCAACCTTCTGTTGGTAGTCGTCACTGCGGTCAATGTAGTTGACCTTCACGCAATTCGCCGTTTCTTCCCATCCTCTTCTTCGTATCTCACATGACGAGATACAACTCTCATCCAAGATGGGCAGTTCCTCGATCGCATAATCGAATCGCGCGAGCGTGATTGTCTCGAGTCCGGTGGTGGGATCCGTAAACACCAATCCGTCGATGTGGCGACAGATCTCCTTGATCGCCTCTCTACCACTCGATTGCATATCACGCTGCATTGAGAGACCGAAGCCCTCATCGTAGAGAGCCTCCGCTGCTGTACGGAACGCATCAATATCAACCATCCCAGAGGAGATTCCAAGGCCCCAGACAGTGTTCGTGAGGGCCTCGTAGATCATGCAGGCCGGGTTGGCGTCCCCGTTGATAGTATGCTTGTCTCCAGTGAGACCGAGACCGTTTGGGAATCTCCTCACCCGGATCGCCGTGGGCTTCAGGTGCGCCGTTGTCCCAATGTACATTGCCTTGCACATTACATAGCAGAGATACGGGTACCCTGGAACGGCCGTGCCGACTTTCGCAGCGAGGTACTCGTCGGCTGGCTGGTTTCCGCTGCCGAAGTAGAGGCGCATCGGACCGACGATGCCACCCTCCTGCTCCTCTCCACCGAACTGATCCGGAGAGTTGAAGGAGATATCCATCGGATCTGGACCCTCGAAGGGGCCAGGCGTGATTGGCTCCACAATCCGATCATCGAAACGGAAGTCCACAATCTCCACATCGGGTCCACAGCAGATGCCGTATTGGATGCCGAGATGGTACTTGTAGCCGATGGTCGTCGACTGGAAAAGCCCTGTCTTTGCGCGGATCGGCTTCGCTGTCAGGTCCCCATACCAGAGCACGTTTGGGGCCTTGATGAGGCAATCCCCCCATACGACTGGGATCGCGCGCCCCTCTTCGGCGCTTGGAAAATCGAAGTTGCCGATGCTCTTTGCCTTGGGCTCCTCCGGCTTCGGCCGGAAGAGCTCCCCGATCACTGTTGTTCCCACCCAGATAAGGAGTGAGACCCACCAGGACATTAGGCGAACCTCCCCTCGTGAGGATTCCGTGATGGGATTCGAGAGAAGCCGAGATGACGGACCAGATTGCTGAACTTCGTATCGCACGCCGTTTCGGTGCGATCGCATCCTGCATAGGCACCAACTGTCTCGAGAGAGGCTAGGTCGGTGAACGGATTCATCAATGTGACCCGATCACCGGTATGGGCAACGACGAAACGAACATCCCCATTGGAGCGTTCCATCCAACCGGCCGTGAACCATCCGTCCGGACGGAGACTGAAGTCATTGCTCACCAGATCATTGCCATCGATCTCGGTGATAAGGATCTCGTCTCGGTAGGCACTCTTGTCGATACCGCACGGGGTCGAATACAGGGCCCAGTTGCACTGCGTTTGATAAGTGAGAGCCGGAAAGCGACGATCCGTACTCTGGGAGATGGGAGAACAGGTGAGAATCGCCTCGGAGCCTTTGAATCTTACGTCCGTGATCTTGCCGACAAAGCTGACCCTGGGGTCTTCTTCGCTTCCCCGATGGGCTCGGTAGATCGAGATATAGGGAGCCGATGTGGGCACGAATGGAATGTACAGAGCCGCAATTGGATTCGTTCTCGTGACAAGAATATCGATCGATCCACTCCCATCCTCCTGGGAGAGTTCCTGCTCATTGTGGCTGATCACTTCCGGTATGAAGGTTCCCGTGGGCAGTACAATCTCGCGATCTGCCGATGTGTAGAACCAGCTCTCACCGCCGACCGTGAATCGGTAGCACTCGACAGGCTCCCCAGAGAACTGGGACGTCTCTTGGCTCTCGTAGGTCATGCTGGCGCCTCATTCGGCAACTCGCGAATCTGAAGTCTTGCTTCGGCACATTCCGGACCATGCCATGTAATCTCACTTTCATCCTGCTCAAGACGGGACAGGCGCAAGAAGCTGATTGTCGTCGTCGCAGCTGGCCATGCGCGTTGAGCTCCGGGAGTGATGGTTATACTCTCGGTGGCTTGGTCTCCCGGGTCGTCTGCATCCTGTATGGTATGATAGGTCGCAGGCCGATCCACCGAATAGACTGCTAGATGCCTACGCGCATTCGTATTGGGGAACATCTGCTGCGTGTAACGCACCCAGACGAGCTCGAGGATCGTCTCGCTTTCCATGGCATCGCTTGCCAAACGTAGATCCTGCTCCCATGATGGTAGCCAGAACGGAATCGCTGCACCCTTGCGACGATCCAGGAAATCCAGCATCTGGGCGATCTCTCGGCGACCATAGGCCGTCCAGAGATATGGACGGACATTCGCCGGTGCCGGAGCGTGCTCATCCGCCCAGCGGCTGCCCGTGCGTGTATCCAGGAGACTGAAGGATCTCTGGTACTCATCCTCGTATGGGATCAATCGATTCGGCTCCAGCTCGAGGACCTCGATGTCTAGGTAGCTGTGATAGTCGCCGACGTTCAGGGCGCCAGTGACCGTTGCCTTGCCCGCAGAGATGCCGGAGATATAGGCCTGAGCACTGAGGATCCCAATCGCTGTCGCAACTCCTTGGGCTTCTCCTTCCAGGAAGCTCGAAGGGATCAGCGTGCCCTCTGCAGTGGCAATGCCCGCACTGGCACCCAGAAGACTGCCGATCCCAACGAGAGACCCACTGACGCCTGCCGTCCCCGCCGTTTGCCCATCGATGGGCCCGAGGCTTGCGATCTGGCCCATTGCTGTCGCAGATCCATCCGTGGAGCCCGCGACATGTCCAAGCCCTGTAGGATGAGCCATGGCCGTTGCCAGCCCCTCGCTCAATCCCGCAAGCCAGCCTTGACCTTCAATCGCAGCCTGAGCTGTCCCAATCCCGGCTGATGCGCCCTCTAGGATGCCAATGCCTTGAAGATCCCCTTGGACAGCTCCTTCACCTTCGCTGACGCCGGCCACATGCCCCATCCCGCCGAGGGAACCCGTCCCGGTCGCGCTTCCCGCCGATTGGGCTTGCATGCCACCCAAGCCGAGAGGATCGGCCGTCGCCGTGGCGAGGCCATCGCTTGTGCCGTTCAGGACCCCCAGCCCGAGGATTGCAGCGAGGAATCCAGCAGCGCCTGTTGCTATGCCTGTCAGGCTGCCACGGCCAACGATCTCGCCCGTGGCCGTGCCCTCACCGGCCGATGTTCCAGAGATCGAGCTCTGGATTGCTGGAGGCTCATACAGAACAGAAACGGCGATCTGTGTGCACCGGATCCCGGCACCGAAGATCGCATTGAAATGGACCCCTGCCTCTAAGCTGTTCAAGGAGGAGATCGTCCAGGGATCGTTGTTATTGCCGAAGTCCGTCTCGTGCACCTTCCCGCGCGCCACATAGTAGTCCTCGGGATCCTCATCTGTGCTCGTTGTGTCTTCCACGCTGTTGGATCGGGCGATGTAGCGCATGTTCGTGCCCACACCGGAGACGTGCCGGACGACATTCAAGGCCCGGATTGCCAGAATCTCCGCCCCAGTGGGGATCCCTGCCGACGTCGCACTCTCGAGATTGACCGTCTCTTTCGCGTTTGCCGAACTTCCGAGGTACGTCGTGTCGCCATCGTGGGGGTTCTCGTCCACATCCTGGTAGGTCCCCGTCCAGCCGGTATGAGTTCCCGCACTATCAGCCTGCATAAGTGCACAGGCTGAGGCATCGATGAATCCTGAATCACTGATTGATGCATCATCGAGCCGGAAATGAAAGCTCGATTCCATGTCTGTCGGTGCGATGATCCAACAGGTTACCGTCGGTCGGTGATCGAGGTCACCCGTCCCGCTGAACTCCGTAACGCCATCGATCCGGACTTCATAGGGAGCATCATCCTCACCTTCGGCGCTGTTCGTGCCGAAGCGAGCTTGGATCCGATACCACTGGCCAACGTTCAGGACCGTCGTCCCTGTCTCTAGCGTGTATCCATACGCTCCCTCGAGAACGATCTTGCGCTGGTAGTTGTATCCAAGGCCGCCTTTGATGAAGGGACTGCCGGCGAACCGGAACATGTGGAACCAGACGACATCCCCCTCGGCGGATGGGGCCTCAAGGATCTTCAGGTAGCAAGTGAAGTACGCATCTTCGGCGCTGAAGTCCGCAGGAGCACCGGTGGCGTCACTCTGGCCCCGCAGCTCGAGATGTGCCTCGTTGGTGCCATTGCCCTCATGATCGACTTCGAGACAGCGATCGCCACTGTGGGGATCACTTGTACTTACCGTCAGCGAGCCGGTAGAGCCCGGATCGAACTCCTTACTCTCTATGAACTCGCCCGTTGCATCCGACTCGAAGCCGGTGAAATTGACCAGCGACACAGGCGCTTCCGCTAGTCTTCCGTGACGTCTAGGTCACCCGCCGCGAACTGGGGCTGGATGTTCTCGCTGATCGCAAGGCCTGAGGAGAGTGCCCCCTTGTAGAGCACCTTGCCCGTCCCGCTGGAAGCCGTACCGACGGCGAAATGGGTCGCCGTCTCGGATCCACCCGTCGCCTTGGGGAAGGTGATCACCGAGGCATTCGTCACCGCATTGTCCGTCACCGTCCATCCACCCGATGTGCGAGCCACCGCCACACGGGCATAGGATGTGTACGCGCACTCATTGGTTGTCTGACTGCCGGACTCACCGACGTCTCCCGTATGCAGCGAGACATAGAGCTCTGTCAGGGGGCTCGTCGATGCATTGTCCGCGATGTTCGGGATGGGTGTGGCATTGAAGATCAGCTTCAAGAAATCATTCTCGAACGTATTGCCCTTGGACATGGTTCTCCTCCTCTGCTATGGAAAGAAGCTGTCAATATCAAAGGTGAGCCTCGTCGATCCCACCCTCAGCGATTCCCAGCGAAACACCTCTGAGGGGCTCAATCGACCAACGACGATCGGAGTGACCCATGTCCCCGCAACGGGCCAGGGACTTTGAAGGGGTGAAGAGACCGTGATTCGATTAACCACGATGCTCTCGATCGTCGCGACTTCCCACTCATACGGATTACGCCAGATGATGATGAGCCCGCCTTCATGATGGGGAATGTGAAGGGTCTCGACCTCGACTTCTGTGGCCCAAAGATCGATGGTTGCCAGAAGCGGCTTTCGGTGTTGCCACAATGGGACTCCAAATGCATGCGCTTGGCTGCCGTGCAGGATCGCGTTCGCGTGCTGTGCGTCACGCTCCTCGAGGAGGTTTGCGAAGCTGACGGTTCCCTTTGCCATCTCCCGCAACTGCACTCGTTGCTCCGTCCCATCTCTCGCTGGCAGGATATCGGTGAGGTAGCCGTATGTCTGTCGGATCGGCTCGGTGAGGTTTGGATCGAAAGGCCATGGAAGCACGCGATAGCCGATGAGGGTGAGATCAGCTCCGGAGATTGAGACATCCGTGAAGATCCAGGTGATCAGATTGTCGATTCTCGGGTCACCACGGGACAAGGCACGGACCGTGTAGAGCAAGCTTTCTGTTGCCGGATAATCCGTAGGTAAGGCGAGGATGTGCTCGACCTCAATGCCGGCAGGTCCATCGATCGAAATCTCCGTCAGGCGCTTCGCATGTCGACGAAACGCATTCCAGACCTCGACTTCGATCTCCTGATCCGAGAGCACGGCGCCCAGATCATGGCGTCGGGGAATCACATGAATGTGCTCAAATACCGCTAGATCATGCGCCGGGCTGTGCACTGCCTCCTTCTGGAAGCTGTCGGGACGAGGATCAGCCAGAAGACCTTCAAGAGTCGATGCGCTCAAGGGTGTGAGCTTCCAGGCTGGATCTGTCGGTATCGGGATCGCGGCATTGACGAGATTATCCGATCCGACCGATTCGAGCAGGGCGGGAGATCCTGTGAGAACTCCGTCAGGCATCAGGCGGCCTTTCGCACCGCGAAGTGCGGAAAGAGCATGTAATCGAGACCACCCACCTGATAGACAACACCCGCCGCGTATCCGTGACCCACCCCTTCACACCAGAAGATGCTCGGCGGATACCCCACGGGCGCCCAGCGGGCTCCTGGATCGGTGAGTACATAGCAATGTAACGGCAGGATCAGGGCCCCCGCGAAGGCAGTCTGATGCACGCGCGAGAGCATGTATTGGTATCCGGGAAATTCATCCTCATCGCATGTGGCTTGCGTATCCGGATTCCCATTCAATGCACAACGTAGATATCGTCCCGTGTATCCAAATTGCGCTTCATCACGGCTGCAATTACCAACCCACCTGTTCGAGAAGGTGACCGCATCGACACGAACAAATGCCGTGGAATGGACCCATCCCGCGCTCTGTGGATCTTTGTCCATATGGGACATCGGGGCATAGGCGGTGATGTTGATCCCACCTCGATTATGGGTGAGCTCTCCTTTGAATGTGTTGCGCAGCGCGCTCGAGCTTGCGGAAAAATACGGGAAGTCGTCTGAGAATCCCGTCTTCGTCATTGATGGGCCCCAGCACATATGGCAGAAGATCCCTGGCGAACGTTCAACGACAACGATGATGTGATCCTCACCATCATCGAAGAAGTGGTAGGCCGCGACCGGACCCGAGGGGAGATTCATTCCGCAACCTGACGTGGAGCTATCCGTTCGTATTGGCCTGCCACCCTGCCGATCCCACGCCAGCCCGCCATCGTGATCGTCACCGAGATAGAGGCCGATACCATATCCCTCCGTGCTATCCCAATAACCCGAGGCCGGCGGCTCCTTAGGCCAGATCTTCTCATCCTCGGCAGCTCGAAAGTTTACATAGAGATCACCCTTGTGAAGATGGGCGCGCCATCCGTCATCCTCCGCCTGGCTCATATCACTGGTCCAGCCCTGAGCAATCAACCAAGTGATCAGTGTCTGGAGAAGGTTCGTCGGAGATGTCGAGATGCCCGTTTGGTAGGAAGCCGGCATGATCTAGTCCAATGCAACCGCGAGGAAATCATCACGGTCGGTTCGGGTGATGTTGGGTAGAACCATCCAATCGATGGCTCCTGAACGAAGAAGAGTCTCGGCTGTTAGGTCCTGGCCACTCAGCGCACAGAGACCGGAGAGCTGGCCGAGTGTGTTCGGAGCCCAGTGGCAGAGCATGACGGGCCAGAGCGTATGAGAGTCATCCAGGTTCGTATCGAGTAAGCTGATGCCACATCTGTAGGGCCAGATGATACCTTTGGTTGCTCCGGGTGTAGCAAGGATCGAGTCGACAATGGATGCCTCATACCCGTCCCACGAGCCATCCAGATTTCGGCTTCGCAGTTGGTAATGACCCACTGTGACCGACCCTGCCGTCCCAGGGTCCGAGTGTGTTGGCATCCGATGGTTATTCGATGAGTTGGACCATCGGTACTGGGTATTCTCCCAAGTGGGCAAAGCGTCAGTCAGAGCGAGGGAGCCGCCATGTGCCATTGGGTAGGGCCACTGCTGCGGTGAGAAATAGGGATCGAAGAAACCGAGATAGGCCATCTCGTATTGTGTGCTGATCTTTGCGATCACGACTACGCGCCGGCCATCACAAATGAACCAGTACGGCAGTGAGGCATCCCAGAGCGGTAGATAGAGTCTACGCTGACATCCGGCCTGCTGATAGAGGTGAGCTGAAGCATTGTATCCATCGAAAGTAATCAGTTCCCAGTTGAAGTAATCGGCGTCTTGTCGCTCAAATGCGTGCATACCGACGAAGATCTGCGAGTCTCCGTCATTGCCGGGAGCCTCGAGGATGAGCTGGGAGAAAGCAGCATCAATGCCAGCCGATCGAACAAGCCGAATAGCCCCGAGAGAGACGAGGCTCGTATAGGGGATTGCTGTGATGTGAAGTCGGTATTTCGTTGCTGATACCGGGCTCGCTATCACAAACTGCTTGATCTCGCCTGGTGCCCAGCCCGTGATGTCAGTCTGAGTATCGAGAGTCTCCCAGGAGTCTCCATCCCAGTAGTCGAATGTCCAGGACTTCGGCGCATAGTCGTAAGAAGTGGAGGCTATGAGATGGTACTCGGTGATCTCCTCGGCCTCGAAGAAGGTGAACTCTATATCTTGCGGAATCGTGACCGGCGCATCGACGCGCCAGCTGCGGTACGTATCCGCAGTGAGCTTGCCATCGACCAAGTTCTGTGCTGCGTAGATGCCCGCGTTCCCTTGTGTGGCGAGCACCCTGCAGCCGAGCGCCTTGCGCCGAGACTTCCACTTCGGCGCCGTGCTCAGGGTGAAGACGTCGCCGGCAACGAAGGGTGTGGCTCCATCATTGATTGTGAACTCCAAAACACCGTCAACGAATGGCACATCCACGGTCGCCGGCCCGATGTCCCCGGACTCGGAGCCAATGACGGAGAACTGCGTCGGGCTGGTTGCGGTGATGGTAAACGTCTCTGCGACAGAGAGGGTTCCGCCACTGTAATCGGTGAGACGACCATCTCCAACGCCGGTGTACTCGAGGCCGAAGGCGCTTCCCTTGGCGGTGAGAAACGTCTCCAACCGTTGAAGGAGATCGATGTAGTCGGTTGCTGTGTCTATCTCGAACATTCGCCCTACCCCATCGCGCGTCCGATTGCACGCCGATTCCTCCCGATCAATTGCACGAGGAGCTTCTGGCCTTCCGGACTACTGAGTTCCTGAAGTACCAGTCCCCTTTCCAGCCCGACAATCAAGCTTCCGTCACGGGGCGCGGCCATGGCACTGCCGGGGGCCGGATCGACCAAGCCACCGGCATGGAACTGGGGCATCCGGTACTTCAGGGGATCCACCAGCTCGACAGGCTCCATCCCCCGCCTCAGGGCCTCGAGGTGTTGGAGCATGCCGGGTTTGCGGACAATGTGCGCCGGCTCCACGAACTCGTGGTTGGAGAGCATCGCTGGGATGCTATCGCTCGTGCCTGAGCCCGGGCCGAGGATGAGACCGCCTGTTGCTCGCGTTTCAACCAGACCGCCGCCGGCG